GCTGAGATAGGAACTATATCGTGACACATATGAGCTACACGGCTACCAGGTCTATGTACAAAACCTTTTTGCTGTATCTCTGCACATTTAAGACTACGAACAAGTTCATAATCCAATCTCATTTTCTCTTCATGTCTTTTAGCAATGGCTTTACATTGTCTAATTGTTTGTCTATCTAAGGGGATCATAAAGTTAACTTGGAATCCCCAATTCTCTGCAATAGTATATGAGTCTTGACGTAATCCTCCAACATCTTCATCAAAGGATCTAGGTTCTGTATGATTACCCATATAGAACGGTGAGAATGTCATTGTACTACCGCTACAGGATAGACTAGGACCGTATTGTTGTCTTGAAGGAGCACCATTATTCTGGAATTGTACAGCTTGATTAGTGACATTTCCAGTGGCGGCTGCTACAGGATTAGATACGTTATTCTGTTCATCTTCTGCAAATACAGGTGTACCTATTGTGAGAAGACAGACAAGGAGGTAGTAGTAGCGTTTGTAGTTATATCTCTGACTTCTGTGATCGTTTCGACCACTCCTGCAGCTCTTGTTACTACTTCTAGTGTCCATGGTAAGGATGTATCCACTATTTCGAATACTTGATCTGTTACTTCGATACCACCAGCTATTCCTTCGCTGTCTGTATCTATCTGTACATTTGAACCTGACCATGATGTTAATGCACCTCCGACGACTTCAGTTGTAATTGTTTCATTTATAACTTGGGTGGTAGTCGTTGTTGAGTTCATACTACCTTGGGTGAATTGTGGTGTGATAGTATTAGCTTTAGCTACTGGTGTAAGTAGCAATAATATAAGAAGAAGTTTCTTCATTAAGTTTTGGGTTTCTGTTCTTTTTTACTGTTACCGTTACTATTCGATGTAGTTAAACCGAATGTTGCAAGTGCTCCAGTAAAAATACTAGCTGGGAACGTTATATCCCCACCAGGACTTTTACGGATCATAGGTAACTCTACATAATTTAATGTAATGATAAAACCAGACCAGATAACAACGCCTAAACGTACCATAGCACCTAAGAGATGCATCTGTTCTTCTCTATCATCTACACTATCTTTTAACTTTCCAAAGAATCCTTTGGCTTTAGATTCAGTTCCTTCCATTTATTAACTTGACCTTGTATGAATTTTTGAGATTTTTTCTTTATTGAATCAAATAAAGGTTGAGCAAGTGTGGTAGTAGCTACAGCTGCAACTGCAGTAGTAACAGCTGTAACCATTACTTCAGGTGAAGGTATTGGTATAGATATATCAACAACTGGTAAATCTAATTTTAAAGGAGCTGGTTGTTCTGTTTTTGTTTCACTCTTCTCTTCCTCTACTCCTTCTGGACTCTGTAAGTCGCTAGGAGGCACCACCAAGGGCTTGTAAGAGGGTATTTTACCTGTTGGTATAGATAAGGTCATCCGAGGTAAATCAGGGGCATTAGGGAGCCTTATAGAGGGGAGTTTAGGTGGGACTCCAATGTTACTCATCTTCGTCTTCTGGACTCCATTCAGATCCGTCTAATATTTCTAGTATTTCACTATGATTATATGGACCTGAAGTTCCTGTTAAATTACTTACAAATGAAGGTGTATCTCCTTCCCATTTGATAAATGATTTAGTTCCATCTACATTTTTTCTCACTAGTTGAGTGCTTAATACTTGATTCCAGTCGATTTTATCTTGTTCAGATACTGGAATAATTAACCATCTTCTATTTTCAAACATAATTAGTGACCATATCTAGATTTTTCTGCATCATAATTTTGTTCTATTTCAGCTGAAGATAATACTTTATTGTAATAACGTACAATACCTATACTTCCCTCAAATGGATTTAGATAGTCATCACCATTTATACCATCGTCATGATTCCACTCACCACCTATACCCCAAGATCCTACAGGACCATTATCACTGGCATTATTATCTAAAGTATCAAAATCAGCATCAGTTGCTGTAAAACTTGCACTACTACTACCGTTTAGATAACCATTAAAGTTATCACTGTCAGCATCATAATCTATAGTAAGAACAACATGTGTCCAAGCATTATTAGAGATTAAAAAGTTTGTGTCAGAAAGATAACTAGCAGTTGCATGTGAGACACCACCATACCGTTTTTTAACCCAAAGCCTCATTTGAAAAGTGCTTTTCTTAACAGTTATAACAATATTGGAATTATTAGTATTCGCAGTATTAAATTTATTAGGAAACCCTTTACTAACAATTCTCATATTAACATTACTAGAAGTATTAGGCATTTTTACCCAGAATTCAAAACTAGATTTTTCTTCAGCAGCAGTACCTCTATATTTATGATGAACTATTGTCCCCCAATCCTCAGGATCAGAGTGAAACATATCATCAGTACCATCAAATGTAAAAGAACCTTCAGTACTATTATAGCTAGGACTACTAACCATAGTAAAATCAATATCGTTTGAAGTTAAATCTAATAAAGATGTACCTGATCCTGAATAGCTAGTTTTTGGATCTATATGCCATTGTAAACCATCTGTTACATAACTACTACCAGCAGCAGCTCTCCTTCTTCGTCTAGGTCTACGTATAGCACTAGACCGTGTGCTTGTTAATTGCATTACGATAATTCAGTGATTTCTAAAGTAGCATTATCAGAATCATCTCTAATAAATGCAATCCTACCGTTTAAAGGTACTTTAAGATCTAATCTCTCATCTTTTGCAATAAAATGACTAGTAGAAGCATTAGCAGTTACTGTAGCTCCAGTTGTACCAATTTCGTATCTAGCATCTGCAGTTCTACAAAGCATAGAAATTCTAGTAATATTAGCAGTTAAATCTTGCTCGTCTGATCCTGCTCCTGCTGTTTTTTGGTATGCTGCTCCTGGTGTTCCTAAAGGTTCAACAGCAGGTCTATTTGATTTCTTAACAGGGTATACTTCAGATGCTGCTGTAAATGTTTTATAAGACATAGTTTAATTTTGTTGATGTTTAATTAAATTTTTTTAATAATTAGCTTTATAAGAAAATGCTAGAGCTACAATACCAGAAGCAACACCACTCTCACTATATAAAAAAGAGTTGTTATCACCTGTACCATCAGTTAAAGTAAGATTAGTGTTTTCTGAAAAAACTGCTCCAAGAATAGTCTCCTTATTACCAATTCCTGTACTTCCCAACGAGTTTAATCCAATAATAGCTTCATCTACATCGTGCGTAAAAGGTAACCCTCCAATAGTAAATCCTGAAGTATCTGAAGTATCTAGACTGTTAAACTGTATATTAATCCAAATATGAACTAATTGACCAATTTTTATATAAGAACCTGTCTGAGAATTATAAGCAATTTGTGGACTGCTGTGGTCTGGTTGGTTCAAATTTGCTAAGATTGGTGTAAATGTACCTGAAGAATAAGTAGCATCAAATTTATTTCCACTAACAGTAACATTAGTTGGAGTATATAAAGCTCCAGCAGTGAAAGTATTACCATCCATATATAAATTTGTTTGAGTGGTACTACTAAACCGAATACATTCATTTGTGGAGTATGTATTTTTAAATGTGTTATTTCTTATAGATAAATTTGTTGAATTAATCTCCATAGCAATACCGCCTCTAGTTGCACGAGTTCCATCGTCAACAAATCCCCAAGCTACAAATGTATTATCATGTATATTAACACCATCAACTACTGCAGCAGATTCACTATCTTCGTTGGCAAAGAGAATTCCATGTCTTAAAGCATAACCAAAATAATTATTACTTATAGTTAAATCTGTTATAGTATGACAACTTCTAAAGTAAATAAGATTATAAGGTGTTCTCTCACCTGCATCTTCATTAATTCCACCAACAAAGTGATTATTAGTAATATGATCTCTAATACTTTTAGTTTCTCTCGAATATTGTATAATATTACTAGAGCGACCACTGAAAGTTACTACATTATTAGAAATTAATGTATCTCTAGTTTCTTGACCACCAGACCCATCAACATTTTTACCTACCCAAAATAAACCAGTACCAATATCTAAATGATTACCAGTAATCAATGCTCCTACTAAAGGGAAACTACCTATATGCCAAACAGCTGCTTTTACACCATGGAATCTATTATCTTGTATACGTGTACCTCTATTAGCATAATCATCATCTGTAGCAAGTGGTACACTACCATCGTCAGGACCAATACCTGAACTAGGCCAATCTAAAAGTACACCAGTTGTACTAGAATTGATAAGGCAACCTGTTACTTCTACTCCACGTCCTATATGATAAATAGCAAATCCCCAATTTCTAAATTGACAGTTATCAAATTTAGTATCAGCATCATCTGTGTAACCAACAGCAGTTACAGCTGTTTTAACTCCAATTTGATTCCTTTTATCACTTGGAGAATTTTCAACACATTCAATCCATAAACCTTGAAATGAAACACCAGATGCATTTACTAAGAAACAAGGTACTGCATCTTTCCAAGATTCATTTGCATACTCAGTTGTAATGTCAGCTTTGTCAAAGTAAATTTCAGCATTAGCACCTAATCTTGATGTAGGATAAGAAGTGTAACCATTCAGTGAATAAATTATTTGACCTGTATTACCGCTTGGAATAGTAAGTGTACTTGTTACTTTATATTTACCTGGTGGGAAAGCAACATTTTTACCAGTTGTAATTGCTGCTTGAATAGCTACAGTATCATCAGTAGTACCATCACCTTGAGCACCAAAATCTGTAACTGAACAGACATGTGAAAGTCTATTAAGTTGTACGTTTGTTAATGTCATAATTTAATTGTCACCATGAGCTATTTTTAACCATTGTGATCCATTGAACATAAGTAATAAGGTATCACCGGTAGCTACATGTAAAGTAACACCTCCTACTATAGTATTTGCAGCACCACCAGTTGCAGTATCTGTAACAACTAAATCACTAGTTACAACAGTAATTAATAATGTTTGGCCTGCACTACCACCAGTTAATGTAGTTAAAGCATTACTATTAGCATTAATTTCATGCCAACCACTTGTAACAGCTAAAGCTGTACCACTTAAAGTTGAAGATACTTTTGGAAATACAGCACCTGCAGTTAAAGTAGCTTTACCTGCTACTGCTAAAGTACTATCAAGAGTAGTAGCACCTGTTACATCTAATGTACCAGGAACATCTACATTACTTGTCCATTCAGCAGCACTAGCACCTGAATTCGTTTGTAATAATTGTCTAGCAGTTCCATCAGCTAATTTATTAACTGCTATAGGACCAGAAAGTTTTGCATCATTAATTGTACCATCAGTAACCGTAGTATTCTGATCTGCTATTTTAGATTTTAAAATCCCAAAAAATGTATCTCCTGTATTAGGAGCTTCACCAAAAATAATTTCACTATTAGCAGTATTTATACCATAAGATACAACGGGTTCTTGAATAACACCACCTATGCTTATAATAAGATCTAAAGGACTAGATACATCTATATCTTCCCCACTACTATGTAAATTAAATGTTGTTGTAGTACCATTAAAATCAGACGATATATCATCTATTTTTTTCGGTTCTGCAGTTAAAGAAGCATAAGTACCTTGAGTTGTCCACTTAACACCATCATATGTATATGTGATACCATTAGTACCAGAATAAGTCTGCCCCACATTAGGGGAAGAAGGAAAATTTAATGTCATAATTTAATTATTCCCATGAGAAATTAATAACCATTGGTATCCATTATATATAAGTGTAGCGGTATCACCTTCAGATACATCAACTGTAACCCCACCTACAATACCATTTAATGTACCACCATCTGTAGTATTAGTTAATACTATATCACCAGCTTGTCCTATATAATCCCATCTAGCATCAGGTGCAGCACCATTATCTTCTATATCTGTAGAAGTACCTGTTGGACCTCCTGATGAATGAGATGTACCAGCTCTATCACATTTATAATATTTACCACTATCATTATGTACTATATCACCTACTGCATAAGCCGTACTTGCTCTCCATGCAGGTGGACCACTGATAGTTAATTTTTGACCAATCTTACCACCTGTAATTGTTGTAACAGCATGAGTAGTACTACTTGCTGATGGTATAACTTGATGATAAGTATTTGTAACAGCAAAAGTTGTTCCAGTTAATTCAGTAAATGCTTGGTTAAATAAACCACTTCCTTCAGTATTATATGGTGGTGCTGATTCTACCCATTGACTAGTATCTGTATCTGTATAATAAATATAAGTTCTACCACTTACTGAATCAAACCATGTATCACCTGAACTAGGACTTGTAGGAGCTGTTGAACCAAGGGTATGTTGTGCATTAGCATACTTAAATATCTCACCATTTATTATACTATTTTCATTCTCTTCAAGTGCATATAAAACTTGTGTTTGATTATCATTTAAATTTTTAGCTTTAATAGAAGATCCAGCTGCAAATACATTATTAGCATTAGTTAAACTGGTATCTCTATATATCTCTATTTGTACATCACTAGTAGGGGCGGTATTAAATCTAACTAAAGTAGGGTTAATAGTTGGCTGTAAAGTGTATTCAGTTGTAGCTTGAACAAGTTTATCAAGTGTTACCTTAATATGACTTGTTTGTAAGTATGGAAATGTAAAGGTGAAATCAGTTGTAACACCGTCACCTGTAAAATAATTTTTAGTTGTAGCCATCTGTTAATTGTTTATTTATTTTGCAAGATGTAATTAGGATATGCGTCTTGCTTTAATTGATCAATGTCCCCTGTTTTTTGATTATACTCTGCATTGATTTTCTCATATTCACGTTCTCTAATACCAGATCTCATTGGTTCATCTAATGAATCTTCTGCTAAACGTTTACATTGAGCATAAGCTTGTGTAAGTCTAGCAAAGATATTAGCAAATTTAGTGCTATCTAATACTTCAGAACTAACCCAACCTCTACGTTGAGCTTGAATAATATTTTGAAAACCTTTATACACTGTACCATCAGGTCCAGTATATGTTAGTTTATTAGCATCTTTCATTATTTCATTAATCTTTTGTTTATATATACCTTGCTCTCCCATTTTAGAATTGATAGCAGTAATCTCATGATTCTCTAAGACAACACCTCTTTGACTCATCCTCATAGTTGGTGAACTATTGAATTCTATATCAATAAGGAATTGACGTTCTTTAGATGGTTGTGAAGTTACTTTCATTGGTCCTCTATTAAATACTCTTAAGAACCAATTATCTTCCTTACCAATTTCTTTACCATCAATAGGATCAACTACAGAAGGTAATGCACGTGTAGGGTCTACAGTATCTAACCAAGCATTTCTATTTCTTAAATGATCATCAAGTTCAGAACGTATTTGACGTAATTGAGGGTATAGTAATTTACCTATTTCATTTCTTAAACTACCTGCAGGTGCAAAGTTATTACCAAAGGATGTAGACCATCTAGCAGCTGCAGCACCATTACCTTGTAATACATCAAACATAGGTTCTAATTGAGCTAGAATTGATCTATTAGTAAAGGCTGAACCTAATACAAATGTTAATTTATTAAATAAATCTTCTTGTATACCAGATGATAGACTATCAAAGTTATCAACCACATCAACTGTTAAAGATAACCAATCTCCTATTGGACCCATCCATTCATAACTAACTTGTTTAGTAGTACCAGGTACTTTACATGACTTAGGTTTCCAACCACTTCTAATACGTTGTTTCTGTATAGCTTTATTATAATGACCTGTACCAGTACATCTATCATTAACCATAGCCATTCCAGCCATAGTAACAGCTAAACTTCCTATAGCAGCCTTACCTTTTACTTCATATCTAAGTGTTTCAAATGTATCTAAAGCAAATTCATCTACTACTTTACCTTTACTTTTTAAAATTTCAGATATCTCATCAAATGAAAAGTCACTAACTTTTTTCATTCCTAATGGACCCCACATCTTTTGATAATCAGCAGATAGAATACCAGCTGGACTCCATTTACCAAATGTATCTATAACATTAGCAGTAGTCTTAGGGAACCATATAAAGGATCTAGCAGCAGGGAAACGTCTAATAAATTCATTCATCCCTTCTGTGATAGGTGAGTTAGCATTAAGTGCTATTTCACTTGATGCATAATCTACAGCATCAGCTTTTATCATTCCGTTAGAATCTATAAATGTATTATAGATTTCATCTACTGTAGTTTTAAAACTTTTCTCTGTTATTTCATCACCTGATTGAGCTAGTTTATTAAATGCACGATACTTAGCTTCTGTACTAGCAAGAACTGATTTAGAGAATCCGTCTAATGCTGACATACTATTACCCCCAAACCTAAGAACAGGGTCTTTAGCTAAAGCATCAAGATCATCATAAACACTAAGTAACATAAGACCACCTTCTTCACCTTTTTCTGCAGCTGCATATGCCCAAGATCTAAGTGCATCTAATCCTTTAACTTCTTGTATAGCAATATCATCACGCATTATATAAGATACTTCGTTTGGATTAGTAGAAGCTTTTCTAAATACTAATCTTAAATGATCTGTTGCCTTTTGTAAGGTATCATCTAATGAGAAATGAGCTACCATAGCTTTCTTAGCTTTAACCAAATCACCATGTGCTACAGCTCCAGTAATAGTAGCTACACCTTTACCTAATAAACCAGTTAAGTTACCTACTCCAGCATTAAGAGGAGTTGATATAGCAGATAGTGCAGAGTTAAATAAGTTACTCCACATAGCTTTATTAATTATAGAAGGTACTTTAGGATTACTATCATATAAAGCTTTTTTAAATGTAGCTAGATTATCACCTGCCCAATTATGTAGTTTCCATAATTTATCTACATCACCATCTGTAAACTCATTAGCTAATAGAAGTGGTCTAAGGAATTCTGGATTCTCTCTAGCTACTTCTTTAATTGTATTAGTCCATTCTTTTGCTCTAGGTATAATTTCAGTTAATTTAGCATTAGAGTTAGCTAAGATTGTATCAGCTGTAGCATTAATAACTTCTTTATCACCTGTTTCTACAGCTTTTTTCCAATCAGTCATATTAGAAAGCATAGATCTTGCTTCAAAATTAGCAAGTCCTTTCTCTACTGTTAAGACTTCTAATCTATCTGCCATAGCATCTACAGTTCTAAGAACAGAAATGTTATCTTCCATTAATCTAGCACCTTCTGAGAAGTCTGCTATCTGACCAGCTTCTGATGTTACTAAATATGCTCTAGCTTTCTGTACATCTAAATCAGCTAGTTGTGATTTTAATTCTTTAACAGCTGCATTTATACCTTTTTTACCTGTAATTCTAATAGGAGATCCTTCTATAGAACGTTTAAATTCATCTAAGATTCCTATGATTTCATCTGTTGATACTCTTGGATCTAATATAGTAGCTGCTAGTTTTTTACCTGCAGCATCCATCATACTAGCAGAGATTGTTTTAGTATTCTTTAATCTTTTACTAACAGGTCCAGCTTGTTTTAATTGATTAGAAAGTTCGGATACAAGTGTTCGATTGGATAAGTTTTGTAATTCAATACCTTCTTTTCTAGCAGCTTCATGTACTAAGTTACCAATACGTCCCCAACTAGAATCAATGTTGTTTTGAATTTGAGCAGCATCTGCAGCAGCTCCAACAATACCATCAGCATCTTTTGTTCTTACTAATGTTTCACCTTCATCAAATTGGTTCCAATCAATAGCAGGTTCACCTCTACTAATATAGTATTCGTTTAAAAGATTAAGTTCTTTTTCTTTCCTAGCATATCCTCTAAGTACATTATCTTCAATTGCTGTATCAGAAAATTTAATATCAGAGAATTCATCTCCAATCTTAACTTCTTTACCATTTTTACCAATAAATTTAGAAGTACGTTTAATACTTCTACCACCTTTAATTAAATAAGCTGCACCTTCAACTATACCAGCAAGTACATTAAAAATAGCACCTTCTGATATATTTTTAGCACGTTTTTCACCAGGGCTATCATCAGCAGTTGTAGCCCAACTATCAGGTATCCATTGATAAGTTTTAGGAAAGTAGTTTTTTAATACACCAAAAACATTATCATCTTGTTGGTTTTGTTTAGCTATATAATCTACAGTAGCACCAGTACCTATATCAGCACCAAACTTAGCAAACCATTCAAATGATTTACTATTGCCTAATCTTTGTAACCAAGGTGCTGCTTGTCCTGCAGCATGTGCTTTAGCTCCAGCTTGTAGTAATTTAGCTCTAAGACCTAATGATGGTATTACAAGACCAGATATATTACGAATAGCTTCTGCAGTATTACTTTCATATTTAGGTAATTTAGGTATATCATATTTACCACCATCAGCTGACGCTAGATTAATAACATCAGTAAGTGTATCAATAAGACCTACAACAGGTGCTGCACCTTCGTATACAGTTTTACCAAATTCTTGTACAAAATTACCACGTTCTTGTCCTTCCGTAGAAGGTTGTTGTACTTGCTCAGGTTCTTGTGAACTATTCGTAAATAGTGCGGAACCTGTTGGAGCCGTTTGATCTTGAAATAACGAGTTGTCTAATTCAAGATCTAATTGTAATTCATCATTCATTTAATTAAGATTTTAATTTTCCTGATCTGATCTATCTCGTTCGCTAAAACCTTCACTTGTTATAAAAGCTTTTCTAGGTTTCTCTATATCTGCTTCTAATTTTGCTAAAAGCCTTGCTATTTGTTTAGGAGAAGCTTTCTCTAAACCACGATTAAATATAAATAAAAGTTCCTTATCTCCAAGTTCTTGTATTTCCTTTAAAAGATCCATCTCTGATGTAGGGATGTTAGCTAATTTTTCTTGTAAACCCATACGTTCAGCTATTTTTTTATGAGCATCATTACCATTTTTTAACAATGCTTCACCTTGTTTTTTAACTAATTCAGAAGGTTGTATTTTTAATAACCTGGCTTTTAGTATAACTTCTGGTGTATATCGCAATTCACCATTTATAAAAAGTGCTCCAAAATCTCTTATATCAAGCACTTTTCCAGGCATATTAATAAGTTTATCCACATCTGTGGTACCTTTAGCTAAATTAGGGTTTCTAGCTACTTGTAATAAACCTAAAGCTATATTAGACCCCCATTTATTTATATTATACTCATCACCTACTGACCTAGCTTCTATACTTGAATCATTCCAGAATTTAAAGTTTTTATATTCACCTGTTGTTTCAGGAGAAAACCTACCAGCTCCAGGCTTATCAGCTGTTACATAAAAACCATTGTTTGTTAACCATTCTTCCCAGTTTCCATCCGCAACTTTAAAAGCTTGTTGAGGGTCATCAGGAAATCGGTCCAAAGCATCAGCAAGGAATAAATCACGTTTTTGTGTGATTTCAATTTGCATATGTTCAACTGGACCTGTTAAGTGAGACTCTTCATTTAATGTAGTATTAGCATTAATTATCTTTTCACCTACATCAGTTTTATTTTTCTCAAATGTAGATGGATAACCTACAGCTGCTCTTAAAGCTTTATCTTTCTTTATAAGATCTAATAATTCATCACGTACTCTACCGTTTGGAATCTCTTTAATAATAGATTCATTTTGTATTCTTTGTCCTTTTTTACTTCCTTCAAAGAAAGGAGACCATTCCTGTCTTGTGGCTGCATAGGAATCTACATCTTGTAAAGTAGGGTCAATAGATTCTAATGCTTTATACTCTTCACTATCTTCACCTAAAGTAGATTTAAGTGTTTTTAAAGTTTCATTTTTTAATGCGATTAATTCTGGTATTGATTTATTACCTGAATAAAGTTCAGCTTTTACAGTAAGTGCTAAACCTTTAATTTCTGTCTCCTTTTCACTGACTATTTCAGCATTAGCTTCATTAACACCTGATTGTATTTTTAACCATTGACCTTCACTAAGTAGAATCTCACCAGTATCACCAGCATCATGCCCTTCTATCTTACCAGTTCTCATATTATAGATATCTTTAGAATCTAATTTCCTATCTTTTGCTAAACGATATAACTTTAAAGTAACTTTATCTTTAGCTTGAGCTGCATCTATACCTTTTGCTAGATTTATAGTTTCTTGTATATCAATCTGTAAAAGTTTAGCTCCACCGTTTGGATCATCTGAAAATGTAGCAGCTTCGTGTAATTTATCAAATTCTAAAGCTTCTTGTGTATTTACAACATTACCATACTTTAAACTAGATAGAACACCTTTTGTATTAGATATCCTTTCTATTTCTGATTCAAAATGAGTTGAGATATATTTATCATTTAAACCTAATTCACTTAGCAACTCTCTTACTTGAGTTTTATAAAAACCTTTTAATTTACCAGTAGATCTATGATTATCAAAGTCTGATTGTAGTTTACTACCAGCCTCAGTGTCTGCATTTAATTTTTCATTAATTAAATATATTGAACCTTGTATTCTTTCAGAAGCTAATATTTTTTGTAATCTTAACCCTTTACCACCAGATAATTTTAGAATAGCATCTTTGGTTTCAGGAGACCATTGTAATGTAGTGTCTTTTTTTAATGCTTGTACTAAATTAGTATGTTCCTTATTTAAAGCATCTTCAGCAGCTATTTGATCTATTCTTTCTTGTACATCTAAAGGTAATGCTTCGAATTTTGATTGCAAATCAGCTGTTTTACGTGCATCAGCTTTATCAGTTAAAGCCTTATTTATTTGAACTGCTTTACTTATTGTACTAGAAAACTGAGCTAAAGAACCTAAAGTATTTGCTAAACTTTCATTACCTGCTTTAGCTACAAGTTGTTGATCACGTTGTCTAAGCTGATCGTGATATCTTTGTAATTGATCTGATTGTTTAGCATAGATCTTTTCTAATGCTGTAGTCCAATCGGTGGGTGTTTGAGGGTAATATTTAGCCATTATGTATTACCCCTCCATAGGCTGCGAAGTAGTCCCTTTTGGTATTTATTACCAAAGAATCCTCCCATCTCTCCAATTGAACCCATTCCTGTAGCAATACTTGCCACAGAACTAGCTATACTTAAAGCATCTTTAAATGCTGCCATACCTTCATTCTGATATACAGGTTTAGGTGGTGCAAGATCA